GTGGTATTTGATGCACGCAAGGCCAAAGCCTTAAAGGCTGGTGAACACATTATTGTCGATGAGGCTCCGGGGCTGCGCTTGGTCGCCAGCAACACCCGTATGACCTGGACGTACAGATACAAGAACGATGAGGGGCGTATGAAGCAGGTGGCCATGGGCCATTGGCCTGCTATGTCCTACGCCGCTGCTTTGGGTAAGTGGGATGAGTTGCGCCAGCAGCGGGGTGCTGGTCAGGACTTGGCCAAAGAGAAAAAGTTGGTCACAGCCAAGGTGCGTAGCACGCGGTCGCGTGTGGTGGATCAGTACCTGGTGGCAAATCTACTGGACGAGTACCTGGAGGGGCACGTCAAGCGCAACCGCAAACCCAAGGGCTATGCAGAGACAGCGCGGCTGCTCAGCCGCCTGTACACAGCGCCCATTCGTGGCTTGCCACCTGCTGCGGTCAAGCGTGTGCATGCGTTTGAGCTTCTGGAAACCTTAGGCGAACGTGCGCCGGTGCTGGCCAATACCCTCCGCACTGAGCTGGGTGCCGCATGGGAGTACGCGCTGGATGCAGGGCGCATACCGGAAGAGACGCCCAACTGGTGGCGGCAGATCTTGCGTGGCAAGTTGCGCAGCCGTGGCCAGATTGTGAACGGCACACATCAGGGGCGGGTGCGGCGCGTGCTGGATGCGCAAGAGATGGCCACGCTGATTAAGTTCTTGCCCAACTTCAGCCAGCTCATCGATGACCTGCTGACCATGTACATATGGACTGGCGCGCGGGGTGCTGAGATTGTGCAGATGGAGGCCAGCGAGGTTGGCCAAGAGGCCGATGGCTGGTGGTGGACGGTACCGCGTGAAAAGCTCAAGACCGGGCGGCATGACTTGGCGGTGGATTTTCGCGTGCCGCTGGTAGGGCGTGCGCTGACGGTGGTGCAGCGCCGACTTGCTTTGTATCAAAAGGGCTATCTATTTCCGTCGCAGAACGCCAATGCACGATCACCACACGTGGAGCAAAAGATTATTGGCGTGGCCACGTACTGGGTGCGGCCTGAGACCTGTAATGAACGCTTGCCTGCTGACCGCTTGAAGGTGCTGCGCCTGAAGCCTTGGGCGCCCCACGACTTGCGCCGCACGGTGAAGACAACCCTGGCCAGTATGGGCTGCCCTGAGGAAGTTTCTGAGGCGGTGTTGGGGCACATGCCGCCGGGGATTGTTGGGGTGTACAACCGGCATACCTATGACAAAGAGCGCAGGCTCTGGCTCACGCTGCTGGCGGAGCATTGGGAGGGGTTGGCGAGGGGTTGACGGGCGTGGTTTGCTGTGCGTCATACAAGATGTTTTGTAGTAAACAGATTACGTCGCCCAGTCGGTGCAATTGTTCTAAAGGTTGCCGCTGATTCTCTGGCAGCCGTAGTTGCTCGCTGGAAATCGCCACTTCGTGACTGTATGCGGCCCGTGCCAGTCCTAGGGCTTTCTCGATTTTTTTCAATCTCGTTTGAGCGCTGTCCATCGCTATACCTCATCCTTCGACTTGCGTGGCTTCTTCGCCCCTGTGTTCTCGGGCGGTAGTTGCTCACTGATGGGGCAGGCAAACAGCCAGGCATCCAGCTCAGCACGCAGCCACGCCACGCGGCGGCCTGCCACTTGCCGGGGCTGGGGGGCGCGACGCTCGCGCACTTCCTTCTCAAATGTGGTGAGGCTCAAGCCGGCATAGGCTGCAGCCTGTTCGCGCTCCAGTGCTGCTGGGGCAAATTGCATGACGACATAGCTCATGCAGACACTCCTTGTTTTTGTTGTTGGGCTGTTGTGCTGAGTAGATCCGGTGCCACATGCACAACTTGCCCGCCAGCGGACTGCGCGCGGGCAATCATGCGCTGGCTGGCCCGGTGGATCTCGCCGGCGCTGAGTTGCTGCAGCTGAAATTCGTGCAGATCCACGAAGGTGGCCAGCGCGTCCTGCTCGGCAAACTCCAGTGCAGCGGGCAGCCAGGCGCCGCTGGCCATGGCGCGCAGCTCCCAGCTTTCCAGGGCGGCCTGGGCCTGGGCGATGTGGCCGGCCAGGCCGCGCACGATGCGTGTGCGCTCGATCTCCATGGCCAGGATGGTTTGCGTGTTCAGCACCAGGTGCTGCAGCTCGGTGGCCACCCCAGCTGCGGCCGCAGCCAGGCAGGCGCGGACAGGGGCCACGATGTCGGCCAGCTCTGCGGCCGTTAGTCGTGTGCTGTACTTCCAGGCGGTGCTGATTGGGTCTTTGACGGTGCGGCGACGGGTCTTGGTGTTCATTGCACAGCCTCCTGGTTCGGCACCAGTTCCAGCTCGCTGGCATCAAAGGACTTAGTCAGCGGCTTGCAGCGAGGTGCTGCGGGGAATTCCACAAACACGGCTCGATCACCCATCAGGGAAACCGCCTTGCCCTCTTCGCCGATCCAGGTGCGCAGGCTCTTACTGACAGTGGGCAGCACGCGAACACCCTTGCCAATCGCCTCGGCACGGGTCTCTGGCGTCAGCGGCTTTGCTACTGCTGCCCCAGTCTTCACGTCTGCACCGTCCTGGCCATCGTCCGCTGATTCGCCTGTGCCACCGGCAGCAGGCGTGTCTGCGGCGGGCTTGGCCGGCTTGGATCGCTTGAGCGTTACCAGGGGGCCCGGGGCCTGCGCGGCTGCGGCCGCGACTGGCCCCGCATCGTTGCCTTGCGCGGCCACGGCCGCGCCTGGTTCTGGTTCCCCGGCAGCAGCCTGCAGCGCGGCAGCGATGCCGGCTGCTGCCGCCTCGGCGCTCAGCTTCTTCCCACCTCCGCCAGCCAGCGCAGCGGGGTCTCGCTGGGTTTTGCCTTTGGCCTTGCCCTGACCGCCATCCTTGGTAGTACGCGCAGCGGGGTTAAGGGGTAGATCGCTCTTCGGGGCATCAGTGTTATCAGGCGCGGGCTTGGGCAGATGCAGCACCGCTGCGGCGTGCTTTTCTTCTTTGATGACGGTCTGCAGCTGGGGGCCAAACACGGCGCGTGCCACCAGCATCAGGCCTTCGTTCTTCTCGCGGCCGTACCCGAAGTAATTGGCGCTGACGTCGCGCTGCATCACGCACAGCAGGTGAAGCAGGTGCGGGGCTGGCGTGTCTTTGGCGAACTGGTGCAGTGCAGAGACGCCGCCTACCTTGCCCAGGCCCAGGATGGCTGCCACGGCTTCAGCATCGGCCGTGCTCAGGCTGTTGACTGCGCCGCGCACCAGATAGCGGTGCACGTCCAGGTTGAATGCGTCTGCAGGGTTGGACGGACGTAATCGCTCTGTGCAGTGATGAACGCCTTAATGTGGTCGAGGTCAATCCGAGCGTATGCAGACAGCTCGGGGATTTCATAGGTCCAGACCTTCTCGAAGTAATCCTTGGGGACATCGCCCCAGCTCATGTCCAGCCCTGCATCGCTGAAGAAGTTAGGGCCGGTCAGCGCCTGGATCAGTGTGGACTTGCCAAATCCTTGCCCGCCTTCCAGCACGGGGCAATAGTCAAACTTGCAGCCGGGGTTGGTGGCGCGGTTGACCATGCCCAGCACCCAGTAGCGGCCGACCAGGGCCAGGTACTCCATGCGGTGCATGCCTGCCGTGGCAGGCGTCTCGTCCATGACGTGGGGCAGCCAGGTGTCCAGGCGCTTGATGCCATCCCACGCGGGCAGGCTGTCCAGGTATTCCTTGGGGGTCTTCGGTGTGCACACGTGTGCACTGGGTTGTGCTGCTGTCAACATCTTCACCACTCCTAAAGCTAGAGCTGTTAGCGCCCGCTCTGCTTGCGATTGCAGGCAATTTGGGCAAAAGGTTTAGTGCACCAAGTTCGTGCCTGATTTCGTGGTCACGCTTTGGTGTTGGTTTAGTTTAGTTAAGACGAAACCAATAAGTCAAGCGAAGGCTAAACTATCTGCGCAAATAAAAACCGCCAAAGATTGGCGGCTGTGGTGGAAACGTTGAATTTAGAGGTTTTGAATGGCGCTGAGCCAGTCGCTTTCGCGCACGATGCGGATGTGGTGGCCGTCTTCGCGCAGCTCCATGGCGCGTCTGATTTTGGTTCCGTAGGAGGCATTCACCCAGTCTGGTGAGGCGTGGGTGCCAACGATGACGGCATAAACCTTTTTGGATACGTTTTGGCTTGGCTCCAGCCTTGCCTTGATGGCCAGCTTTTCGCAGGCATTGCGGGTGCCGTACAGGAAATCACCAGTCAAGCAGATGCGCAGGCCTTCTTCAAAGTTGAGGTCGGTGGTGTCATAAGGTAGCTTGGCAACGCCATTGTCAACGCTGCCTGTGTCTGCAAAATCGCTGCCTACCAAAGCCTGTAGTTCTGTGAGTAGGTGAGTGCGCTCGGCTTCATCAATGCGGCCATCGGCCAGAACTTCTTGCAGCAGTCGTGCGATGGCGTTGCCTGGCCAACTGCAGGTGGCGGCTTCGTTTGCGCTCAGCCATGTGCTGAGCATTTGCACTTCTGCGTTGTGAAGGTGTCCATCTGCCACGATGCCAGTGATGATGCCGGTCAGCACTTGAGAGGCTTTAACCAATGCGCGTTGATCGAGCGATGCGCGGATGGTGTATTCGGACATGTTTACTCTCCGTCAGTAGCAGATGCGGCCCAAATCTTTTGCGTGTCTCCGGTGTATGTCACGGGGACACCGGTGCGCGTGCAAACCAGTGTGGTTTCTTGGTCGGTGTGCATGTGCAGGTCTTCTCCGCGCAACCCATGCCACGCTGCCAGGTACGCCAGAGCACCGATTTTGTTCTGGGCTTTAATGGCTTTTTGCACGCCACCTCTGAAGGGTAGGGTAGGCAGCTCGCCAGCGCGGGCTTTGGCTGCAAGCTCTGGGTCTGAGGTGCGTTTGTGAATGCCGACCAACCACGCATTGATCAATCCGCAATCTGTCCCGTTGATGCGGGTGTCAAAGTTGTTGTCAATCTCAGGCGGGGTGGCCGCAAACGCAGTAACGAGCATGGCGATTAGGTCAGAAGTGTTCGCTCTTCCACACTGTCAGCACCTTTCCCAGCACTTCAAAGTGTGGGTTGTTGGGTGAGATGTCGAAGGGCAGGTAGTCTGGGTTTTTGCTGATGGCCCGGATGACAAAGCCGGGGCCGTCGAACTCTGGCACTCGCTGTAGCAGCTTGATGTAGCCCTCTTCTCCTATGCGAAAGAAGTAGGGGGCGTCATGTGAAACTGTTTTGCAGCCCATGTCCACCAGAAGCGGATCGCCGGGGTTGTACATACCGATCATGCTGGGGCCGAATCCGGTCACGATGGCGAGGTTTTGAACGCCAGAGTGTGTGGGGATGTTTTGGCGTAGCCAGTCATGGTTGACGCGCCAGCTTTTGATGATGCCTGGCTGGTCACTCAGCAGCAGTCTTGCGCGCCCCATCCCGCCGCCGACATCGTATTGATGGATCACCAAGTCTCCGTTCTCGGGTTCTTTTTCTTCGCTGACTTCTTGTTGTGGGCCATGGCTCGGCAGGTGGTAAATAGCCGCGCCTTCATTCGCTGATTTCTTTTCAGTGGTAGGGCGTGCTGTGCGACGTTCTTTTGCTTCTTCTTTGGGCGTCGGCCATTCGTGGTTGAACCAGTCTTCATGCAGACCAAGTTCAACTGCCAGCTTGCGAGCTGCACCTTCTCCAAACGGTTCTTTGCTTCCTGTGATTTGAGATACACGGCCTTTGCTAATGCCTGTTGCAGAGACGAAATCAGCTGGCCGTCCGTAATCGGTGGCTATCAGGTGGCGAAGGCGGTTTTTGCGGTGCGTGTCGTTCATGGCTTGTTTAGGGAATCATAAACTTCCACTGTTTAGCTTTGGCTTGACTTTGTGGTTTCGATAAAGCTAAACTGCACGCCATATGACTGAACTTAAAACATGGTTGTCGCAGGAGCGAGGGCGTGCAGTGGCTTTGGCTGCGTACCTCGGTGTTGGCAAAGCACGCATTAGTCAGATTGCGGCAGAGGGCGTGCCAAAGCACTTCATGTTGAAAGTGCGCGACTTCACAAAGGGCGAGGTCTCTTTGGAGGCCATGCTGAATCCTGTTCAGTCACCAGTGGATGAGGCAAATGCCGCTGGTTCTTGATTTCCCCCATCACCACCCCTCTAACGGTCACGCCGCCGGGGTCTTTGTCTCCCACCTCTTTCATGGTGCTGCACGTCGCCATTTCGTGCGGCTTGCGTGGCAGGTGGTGATGGGCTTTTTTTTGTTGCATGTGGGCAGTCTGGCAGCAGCAGCCGGCGCCCTCTATGGCGAATCTTTCAGTGAGGTGGATATATGGAACTGAACGACGCAGTGCGCCGCATGGTGCGCAATTACCCGGGGGGCATGAATGCGCTGTGCGCCCGCATGGGCAAGAGCCCGAGCACTCTGGACAAGGAAATCCGTGGTGCGCAGGGCTTCAAGCTCGGTCTGGCCGATGCGCAAGAGATTGCGGTTTTGTGCCACGACGCCAAGGTTCCTGGCGCGCTGGAGCTGCTGAGCCTGATGGCCCACGCCGTGGATCAGACCTTGCTGCCGCTGCCCACTGACGATGCGCCGCCGATGACGCTGGAGCGCCTGGGCAAGCTGATGCACGAATGTGGCGATTTGGTGGCTGTAGTGACCAAGGCCAAGGCGGACGGCAATGTCTGCGACAACGAACTCAAGCAGTGCATGGCGCAGTGGGCGCAGTTGGTGTCTGCGGGCCATGCCTTGATGCAGGGCTTGCAGGCCAAGAACCGCGAAACCATGGCCCGCTGGGTGGAAGGCGGGGGTGTGTGATGCGGCCCGCTGGTGAAATTTCCAAGGCACTGCTGCAGGCGGTGCAAGCCCTGGCGACGCCCGAGCGCGCGCCCATCCTGAAAGAGCTGGCGGCCCACGCCAATCTGCCCGAGGAAGTGGCCCTGCAGACCCTGAAGAACATGACGCGCTACGGCCGAGTGTGCGTTGCACGCAAGCGCCGGGTGCCGTGGTGCAGACGGCCGGTGGCCGAGTACGGACTGCCCGTGGTGGGGCAAGCGGCCAACGATGCGTTGGGTGATGGTGGTTTTGCGGCTTTGATGCGCGCCTGGGGATAGTAGATGGGTATTCGACACGCTGCCGGTGTTGCGGACGCTGGCGTGGCAATGGTTTTTTGTGTGCGCGCAGGGGGTGATGCATGACCCATCACCGTGAAGAGCTGCCGCCGATTAAATACAAGGCACTGGCCGATGCGTTGCTGCCCATGGCAGACACACTGGTGCCCCAGTGGCTGTCTGGTGGGCAGCGGATTGGGCATGAGTGGAAGTGCGGCAGCCTGGCCGGGGAGGCCGGTGGCAGCACCAGCATCAACCTGGTGACAGGTGCCTGGGCGGACTTCGCCACTGGTGAGCAGGGCGGTGATCTGTTGGGTTTGTACGCCGCTATTCATTCGCTGACTATGGCCCAGGCTGCAGTGCAGTTGGCCCGTGAGCTTCACCTGGAGGATGTTGCGGGCCTGGTCAAAACTGCCACGGGTGCGAATGTAAAGCCCCTGGCGAATCCACGCCCTGCGCCTGCTCCAAGTGCTGCGACCATGGATAAAGAGAAGTGGCATGCACTGCAGCCAGTGCCTGTGCACGCGCCTGCGGCCCCATTCAAGCACTCGGTTCGCTCCGCTGAAGACATCCTGCATACGGCTGCGTATTGGGTGGACGGCGAGCTGTACGGTTATGTGGTCCGGTACCGCAAAAGTGACGGCGGAAAGGAGGCGATTCCCTATACCTACTGCCAGTCCGAGCGCGACGGCGGCCAGAAGTGGCACTACAAGACCTGGGACGAGCCTAGGCCCTTGTTCTTTCCCGGTGGCAAGAAGCCCGGGGAGCGCACAGTTATTCTGGTGGAGGGAGAGGTCAAGGCCGAGGTGCTGCAGGGTCTGCTCGATGCGCATGCACCAGGTGTGTACTGCGTGGTCAGCTGGCCTGGTGGCAGCAATGCCTGGAACAAGGCGCAATGGAGCTGGTTGGCAGGCTGCACGGTGCTGCAGTGGCCCGACTGTGATGCCCTGCGTGAGAAGCTAACCAGACAAGAGCAGTTGTCTGTTGCGGACGATCCAGAGGCCAAAGCCGCGCTGCAAGCCAGCAAGCCGATCCTGCCCGAGGCCAAGCAGCCCAGTACAAAGGCAATGCAGGGTATTGGGATGCTGCTGCGAGATACCCACGGCTGCACGGTCAGCCGGCTGCCTATTCCCGCGCCTGGCGAGAAGCCCAGCGGCTGGGACTGCAAAGACGCGATTGCTGATGAAGGCTGGACGTTTGACGATGTGCTGGCTTTCTTTGGCAAGGCGCAGCCGTTGCCTTCGGCCGATGCGGCTGAGCCAGCAGCAGAAGCTGATGCCCCTGAAAAAAATTCGCGATCCCCCGTTGGCACGAAGGGGCGTGGCTCCGCCGGTGGTGGTGGTGATGGTGACGATGACACCCCTGCGGGCAAGGACGAGACGCCGCCGCCCAAGGGCACGCCCTGGTGGTTGAAGCCGTACTGGGACAAGCAAAAGGCCCGCTGGAACATCAGCCGCAAGACGGTGATTGCCGCCCTGGAGCATGACGAAGCGCTGCAGGGTGTGGTGGCCTTCAATGAGCTGACCAACAGCATCCAGTGCCGCAAGGCCTGGCCCTGGCCGCATGCCCGCCCAGGCGAGATCAAGGGCGCGGACGGCTTGCTGCTGGGCAAGTACCTGACCGACACCTACAGCCTGCCGAGTGTGAGCAAGGCGGCGCTGGAGGAGGCGGTGCAGACGGTGGCGTACACCGAGCGCTTTCACCCCATCCGTGAGCGGCTGATTGACCTGAAGTGGGATGGCAAGGCGCGGATCGACAACTGGTTGATCTTTGTGTTGGGCGAGACGCCCGAATCACTGAACCCTGCGCTGCGGGAATACCTGCAGCTGGTGGGGCGCTTTTGGCTGCTGGGCATGGTGTGGCGGGTGATGGAGCCTGGCTGCAAGTTTGACTATTGCCCGGTGCTGGAGGGTGTGGGCGGCCTGCGCAAGTCCACCCTGGTGGAGGTGTTGTGCGGCAAGGAATACTTCAGCGACACGCCTTTCGATATGAGCCGGGGCAAGGAAGCCCAGGAACAGGTGCAGGGCATTTGGCTGTATGAGATTGCCGAGCTGAGCGCGCTGAGCAAGGGCGACGTGAACGCGATCAAGGCGTTCATCAGCTCGAAGGTGGACAAGTACCGCCCTGCGTATGGCGCGACGGTGGAGAGCTACCCGCGCCAGTGCGTGCTGGTGGGCACGACCAATGATGACCAGTACCTGCGTGACCGCACGGGCAACCGCCGGTTCTGGCCGGTGCCGGTGCGCCACCAGATCAACACGGAGTGGGTGCAGAAGTACCGCGACCAGCTGCTGGCCGAGGCGTTTGCGCTGTACCAGCAGGGTGTGGCGTACACGCCCACTGCCGACCAGGAAAAGCGCCTGTTTGCCCCGATGCAGGACAGCCGCCTGATTGAGACGGCGGTGGAAAGCCGCTTGATGCAGCTGCTGACCCGTGACCTGGGCCAGGCCGGAGAGTCTGGCATTCACGAGGATGCGCGGTTTGTGCGGATTGACCAGCTGGTGGTGGCCTTGGGGTCGGACGTGGCCAAGTCTTCGGCTGCGTTGGAGAACCAGATCCGTGGCTGGCTGAAACAGCAGGGCTGGAAGCACGGCAAGAAACAGATAGCTGGTGCGCGCCTGCCTGGCTATCACCGCCCGGATGTGTGGCCCCCTGTGGCCGCTGTGGTGGGCCTGGACCAGATCGACCGCGACAGCCAGGCGCAGGAGGCCGATGCGCCTGCTGCACCGCCCCAGGCCCCTGCGGGTCAGGCGCAAGCCGAACCTTCGGTGCCACTGTCGCCTGCATCCCAGTGGGTGCAGGACAAGGCCGACGACGACACGCCCTTCTGACCGATGAAGCACGTTCGTCCATTTCTTCAACCCATGGCAGCGCCTGAAACGCGCTGCACTGCCCACACAGGGGGAGGCGTGATTCGCGCCTGTGTGGTGGCCAGGGCGATGGTGCGCCCGGCCTGCGGTGCAGTGGCGGGGATGGGGCTGTCTGCGCCCATGACCTGAAAGTGTCCAAGTGTCCACGGTGTCCAGCGTTTTGCTGGGACTGTGTGGGTAATGCCAATCCCTGGTTTCAGGGGTTGAAGCCGCTGCATTGCCCAGGCGACACGTCAACCCCTGTCCACGTAGGTTGCGGTGCGGGCGTGGGCAGGCAGGCGCAGGCAGCGGGCACAGGCGCGCGTGCGCGAGCCCTCGGGCGGATTCCCGCAATCTCTATAGAAAAGGGTGGACAGTATGGACAGTTGGACAGTTCAAAAGCAGCAAGGGGCAGCAAAGGATGTGGATGAAGAGCTGCGGTTGATTAAAACGGCCATGCCACAGACCTATGAGTCCATCCAGCGCAAGGCGGCGCTGTTGGGCAACGGTGTGTACAGCATGGTTCGCCGGGGTGTGATGGGCCGGCCGAATTGCTTTTGGGCGATGGAGGGCGGCCGGGTGGTGGGCACGCCGTTTGCCGACAGCCACCCGGTGGCGGCGGTGGTGGCGCAGAGCCTGGTGCAGTTTGGCAGTGCACACGTGTGCATCATCGCTGAGCCCGTGAAGGCGGAGGGCTGAGCCATGGCACGCCTGGAACACATCAAGCAGCGGCTGAACAACTGGGCCATGTGGCGGGCGCGCCGCGATAACCACGGCCTGGGCTTTGCATCGCGCAACATGCTGGCGAACTGGATGGCCAGCGCCGGGGAGGTGAGCCGGTACAGCCGCGAGTCGACCATTCCGGTGCTGGGCCTGGAGGCGGAAGAGACCGATGAAGCCGTGGAGGCGCTGCGCCTGGGGTACGGGCACCTGCATGTGACGCTGATGTGCGTCTACATCAAAGACCTGGGCGTGGCGGGCACGGCCAAGAACATGCGCCGGTCGCCAGCCACCATCTATGCCTATCTGGATCAGGCCGACCGCTGGATTGATGCCTGGCTGCAGGCCAAGCGCGAGGCCAAGGATGCGCAGCTGCAGCGTGTATCCACCCGCTTGTGAGGTCCGCCATTGACGCCTGGGGAGTTTTACACCTTGTAGACCTGCGCTACATTTCAGGCAACTTGCTGTTGGTGTCCGCAACCACAGGCAGTAAGCCAGAAAGCCCCGCCAGTCCACCACCGGCGGGGCTTTTGTTTTTGTTGGCCGACCGGCCGGCAGTTGGTCAACATCCAAGCGGGTGCGCGCAATGCGCATCTGGCGGCACGCAACCGCCACCTATTGAAAGGACACGCCGTGCCATCTGCTGCCCCGCGTCCATGTTCGCACCCGGGCTGCGGCGTGCTGGTCAGAGATGGCACGGGCCGTTGTCCGAAGCATCCGAAGAAAGCTTGGGTGCGCAATCGTCCCGCACCGATCAAGCGCTTATCGGGCCGAGCCCTGCAGCGCATGCGGGAGAAGAAGAAGCAAGAGAACCCGCTGTGCTGGATGTGCCAAGAGGCTGGCCTTGTCCGGCTTTGGGATGTGCTGGATCACCACGTGCCGCTGGAAGAGGGTGGCACCAACGAAGAGTCAAACCTGCGTGGCTTGTGCCATGACTGCCACGATGCCAAGAGCGAGCGCGAGCGTCAGCGCGGCCTGCAGCGTGCCTGGTCGAACTATCGGGATCGTTGACGGGCGGGGTGGGCCGAAGGCGCCCACCCGCCCGAGGGGAGGGGGGTCTCGAAACTTCCCGCCTTCGCCAGCGGAAACCGACCGGTTCCCACAATTTTTGCGTGCGCAGGTTTTGGAGGGGGGGGTACCCCCGTTCCCACGGGAGAGAGCAAGTGACACCAGAGAAACAACGCCAAAAACTCGCCGGCCAAAGTGCGATTGCCCAAAAGATTTTTGACTGCGTTCCCATCAAACAGGGGTGGATCAGCCACCAGATAGCGGCTGAAGTTCGGCGGTTGACTGGAACCAGCCCAGAAATTCGCACCGTGGTCGGGTGCCTGAACAAATTGGTTGATGCAGGCTTGGTACGCCATCTGCATGGCGAGTACCGCCGCGAGCCAGTCGGGGCTGCTGTCCCAATAAAAAAGAAGGAACAAGAACCTATGGCAGAAAAAAAACCAACGTCGGCTGCGCCGGGTTGTATATCGGTGCTGGACCTGCTGGGGGCCATGTCAGAGAAGCTGCGTGGCTTAGCCAATGAGCTGGATGCCATTGCCGTCCAGATCGAGGATGAGCAGTCTGTCAATGCGAAGCTGGCGGATCGCTACAAGCAAGTGCAAGCCCTACTTGGGGCACCTGTGCAGGGGTAAAGGTATGGGGCGACGAGGACCGATGCCAAAACCACCCGCGCTGAATGCGTTGCAGGGCAACCCTGGCAAACGCGCGCCCAGCGTGGGTGACGGAGTCAATCCCGTGATTGAGATTCCTAGCGCCCCCAAGCATTTGGGCAAGGAGGCTGCCAAGGAATGGAAGCGCATCACCCCTTTGCTGGAAGAGCTGGGGTTGATCTCTGGCCTGGATCGCGCTGCACTTGCTTTGTACTGCCAGGCGGTAGGTCGTTTGACCGAGCTGGAAGATGCATTCAACGGCCAAGTCAAGCGCCTAATGACTGATCGAAAACTGGATTACCCCACGGCTGTGGCTGAAGCCAGCCAAAGCACTACGCCCAGTGGCTATGTCCAGCAAAGCGTCATGGTTCAGTTGATCAAGAACCACCGCGAACAAGTTAACCGCTACCTGCAGCACTTCGGCTTGAGCCCCTCTGCACGTGGCCGTGTCCAGCCTAGCAACTTTGTGCAGCCCACGCTGCCTGGTATTGAGCCTCCGAAGCAAGCGCCTGGTGGCTTCGCTCAATTTGCACCAGGTCTGATAGGGGCATCACTCCAGTAAACATCTACTTATGAATCACCGCTACGTTGAAGCTGCCCAACGCTACATGCGTGAAGTGGCCAGCGGAGCTGTGCCCGCATGCAAGTGGACAAAGCTGGCCGTGGATCGGCAGCTGCAAGATCTTGAGCGGCCGCTGTCCAGTGATTGGCCGTATGTGTTCGACGCTGAGCGCGCTGAGCGCCCCTGCAAATTCATTGAACTGCTGCCCCACATCAAAGGCAAATGGGCGCGGGAGGGGCGGCTGATTGAGCTGGAAGACTGGCAGTGCTTCATCATCACCACCGTGTTTGGTTGGGTGCACCACGCTACGCGTCTGCGTCGGTTCAAGGAAGGCTACGTGGAGGTGCCTCGAAAGAACGCCAAGTCCACGCTCTCCAGCGGCTTGGCGCTGTACATGCTCAGCGCCGACGGCGAGCAAGGCGCCGAGGTCTACAGCGCCGCAACCACGCGTGACCAGGCACGCATCGTTTTTGACGACAGCAAGGCGATGGCTGATCGTGTTTCTGGCCTGCGGGCCCACCTCGGTGTGGTGGTGCTGCAGCACAGCATCACGGTCGCGGCCACGTCTAGCAAATACACGCCGCTGGCCGCAGAAGGCAGCACCCTGGACGGTTTGAACGTCCACTTCGCAGTCATTGATGAGTTGCACGCACACAAAAACCGTGCGGTTTATGACGTGATCGATACAGCGCGGGGTGCGCGTGAGCAATCACTGCTGTGGAACATCACCACTGCTGGCACTGACCGCAGCGGTATTTGCTATGAGCGCCGCACGCACACCACCAAAGTGCTTGAGCGTGTGATTGATGACCCAGCAATCTTCGGGATCATCTACACGATTGATGACACGGACGACCCGTTTCAGCCAGCCAGTTGGGCTAAGGCGAACCCCAACTGGGGGAAGTCTGTGCTGGAGGACGACATGGTGGCGGCCGCGCGCAAAGCCGAGGCGATGCCCAGCGCCCTTGCCAACTTCTTGACCAAGCGCCTGAATGTATGGGTCAGCTACAACAACACGGAGCAGGCCAACAAGCATTTCTTGGACTACACGCTGTTGGCGTACCTCACGCGGATTGAGGCCAGCCTCAACACCTGCTTGCTAGAGCCTGCAGAGCGTGCCCAAGGTATGTACTTTGAGTTTGATGTCAACAACCTACTGCGCGGTGACAGCACGCAGCGCGCGGACTACTACCTCAAGATGCGCCAAGCCGGTGGTATTTCGCAAAACGAGATCCGCCAGCGAGAAAACATGCCTTTGGTGGATGGTGCAGATGACTTGCACGTGCCGCTCAACATGGCACCCAGCGACATGCTGCGTGACTACTTTAAAAAGGACGGTGACTAAATGGATCGCCTGATTGCACCCATTGAAATCAAGTCCACCAAAGAAGATGGCAGCTTCACTGGCTACGCCGCAGTCTTCAACAACGTGGACTTGGGGCGAGACGTCATCCTGCCCGGGGCCTTCAAGAACGTGAAGACCACCAGCGACGGACAGGTGCGCATCGCTATGAACCACAACCTGCACCAACTGGCGGGCAAGGCCAAGTTTGAGCAGGATGAGCGCGGACTGCGCGTGGAGGGGCAGCTCACCTTGGGCGTCAGCTATGTGCGCGATGCGTATGAGCTGATGAAGGCGGGCGTGCTCGATGGCCTGAGCGTAGGCTTTGACATTCCCTACGGCGGAGCCTCTTACGAAGACCGTGATGGTGACTACGTGCGCATCATCAAGGAAGCGGTGCTGTGGGAGTTCTCCCTGGTGCCCTTTGGCATGAACCCCGAGGCGTTGATTGAAAACGTCAAAACCATTCGAGATTTCGAGGCGCAGCTGCGTGGCCTCGGATACAGCCAGCGCGAGGCCAAAGCCTTGGCGTCTGGTGGCTTCAAGTCGCTGGGTTACCGAGATGGTGCCCCAGACAGCGAGACGCTGGCAGACGAACTCAAGAACCTCACGCAAGCATTTGATTGGAAATAAATCTATGAGCACACAACGCAAGATTTTGACGGCCACCTTTTTAGGTGGCCTTTTTGTTTTGGCCGTCTTCGCCCTGGCTGGCGCGCCACTGATCCCACCAGACGCTTGGGCCGCACTGGCCGCAGCTGGTGCCATGCCCATGGCTCTGACTGGTGAGACCGGCGGCGATGTGCGCAAGATGCTGGAACAGCTGACAGACACCGCCAAGGCTGCTAAAGCCACGGTGGAAGAGGTGAAGGCCGCACATAACAATCTGGATGGCCGCGTCGCCAAGATTCAGGAAGAAATGAAGGGCATGGGCATTGATCCCACCACTAAGGCTGCCTACCAAGACGCGGTCGAAAAAGTGGCACTGCACGAAAAGAGCCTGGATAAGCTCAACCTGGAAGTGACTGAGCTGGCCAAAAAAGCAGCCAATCTGCTGGGTGGCGGCGGCGATCAGCGCAAGTCGCTGGGTCAGATCGTGGCGGTCTCTGAAGTTTGCAAAAGCTACAAGGGTGGCGTGGCTGAACTGGGCACCATGAGTGCGAGCCTGTTCCGCAAAGCTGCCATCACCAGCGCAGCAGCCAGCGCTGGCACGCTGATTCAGCCGCACCGTGCAGAAATCGTCATGGGCGCTGAGCTGCCCTTGTCGATTCGTGACCTCTTCCAGCAAGTGAGCATCGCCACCAACGCGGTGGAATGGGTGCGTGAAAAGCTGTTCACCAACAATGCCGGTTCGCAAAACGGCGAGGGCACGGCCTACGGTGAATCGGGTCTGACTTTTGAAAAGGCCTCCAGTCCTGTAGAGACCCTGGGCCACTGGATTCCGATCAGCCGCCAGGTTCTGGCCGATGCGGGCATGCTGCAAGGGCTGGTGGACGGCAAACTGCGCTATGGCCTCAAGCTCAAGGAAGAGGCGCAGATTCTGTTTGGTGATGGCACCAACGGCACGCTGCATGGTCTGGTGCCACAGGCAACCGCCTTCAGTAAGGTAGGCATGCCTGTAGTACCAGCAGGCGGTGTAGGCCACACCCAACTGGACTACCTGCGCTGGGCTTTCCTGCAAGTGGCCCGTGCCGGTTATCCCGCGACCTTTGCAACGCTGTCCCTGGAAGACTGGGCCACCATCCAAATGATGAAGACCACCGACGGTGCCTACATCTTCGGAACCCCCACCGATGGCGCCGCCCCCCGCGTTTGGGGCAAGCAGGTGGTGGAGTCGCACGCGCTGACTGCGGGCGACTTCCTGGCAGGCTCCGGCTTTGCGGCAACGCTGTACGACCGCGAGGAAGTCAGCGTGCGTGTGGCCGAACAGCACGAAGACTTTGCCATCCGGAATATGGTGGCTCTGATCTGTGATGAGCGCCTGGCATTCACTGTGGAGCGTCCTGCTGCCATCGTCACTGGTGACTTTGCCACTCTGATGGCTCCATAAGTCGGCAGCCATCCCCCTCATCCAGCCACCCCATAGCGGGGTGGCTTTGTTTTTGGAGTAATTCCCATGGAAGTTGCAAAATCCTTTGAGCGTGACGGCAAGCGCTATCGCCCTGGCGATCCCTTGCCGCCAGACTTGGATAAAACCACCTTGGCCCACTACCAACGCCACGGCATGGTGCGTGAGGCCAAGCCCTCAGAAAACAAACCTGCAGCCCCTGCGCGCAAGACTGCAACGCCCAAGGTGGCCAAGCCTGCGGCAGAGCCCAAGCCCGCAGAAACCAAAGCTGATGCTGATGCAAATGCGCCAGCTTCAGGCAATGCAAACCCTGGCGGTGGCAGCAACCCAGAAGATGAGCGGCAGCAATTCGATGGTGCCGGTGCTGGTGCAGTAGATCAATCTGCCCAAGCAGCGCCCAACGCTGACCAGGTCTAAACCATGACTGAGCCTACCGACCTGGAGACCCTGCCCCCGGCGGAGGTTGACCCAACAATCCCCACGCTGGCAGCGGCAATGCTTCGGCTGCGCATTGATGATGATCTGAGCGCTGATGTAGAAGCTGCCATTCCCCAAGCCAAGGCAGAGGCAGAAGCTTTTCTGGACGGCACCCTTTACCCCAACGCTCAGGCGCGTGAGGCGGCAGCAGATGCCAAGGGCATCATTTGCACTCCCAACATCATTGCTGCCCAGTTGCTACTGATTGATGTGCTGGTTGGTTCCAACGATTTGAAGGCCCTGCAGACCAAGCGCGAGGCCGCCTACAGCATGTTGCGCAGACACCGGAACATGGGAGTCTAGACGTATGCACTCGCAGCAGTATCCGCACCGAATCCGTGTGTTGCGTGAGGTGCCGGGCGGCAACCTCGGGCATGGATCTGGGACTTGGGAGGATGTTTTCCCCGAAGGGCTGTGGGCCAACATCCGCTACGGCACAGGTTCTGAGGCCATTCGCGCCGGCAAGGTGGTGTCTTCGGTAGAGGCCAGCATCCGCATCCGATTCCGTGATGGCATCACCAACGCTATGCGCGTGCAGCACAAAGGCGTGGTGTACGAAATCCTGGCGGTTTTGCCGGATCTGGTCGGCCGCGCCCACGTCGATCTTGTCTGCAAGGTGACCAAGTAATGAGTCGGCGCCGCACATCACAGACGCTGAGCGTTGACTTATCGGATCTGGACAGCCTGCTGGAAGACTTGGGGGATGCAGCTGAAGCTGCATCTCGGCCAGCCAGCCAGGCTGCTGCCCAGGTCTTCTACGACCGGATGCGTGCCAACGTGGCACGGATCGGGACGGTGTCAGGCAACCTGGCCCAGTCAATCTATCAGGTGTATTCCAACGACCAAAGCGAGGTCGGCCGCTCGGTCTATCACATCAGCTGGAACGCCAGCAAGGCTCCGCACGGTGGCTTGGTCGAATATGGGCACTGGCAGCGATACCTGGCGCGTATGACGCCGGATGGCTGGCGCACAGTGGTGCGTGCAGAGATGCAAGGCAAGCCCAAGCCGAAGCGGCGTGCATCCCAGGCCGAAAAAGACGCCTACTACGTGCTGCGCCCTGGTGGTCCGGTGTACATACCTGGCAAAGCGTTTGCGCGTGGTGCGCTCGATGCTGCTGCCGTTGCAACCCATGCTGCCCGCGAAGTTTTGCTGGCGGCCCTTGAGCAGGTGGAGTAGCCATGGATCAAGCCTTGCACGATGCGATTGCCGCAGTGATCCCCAATTGCTACGGCACAGTGGCTCCTCCAGAGGCCGTGGCCCCCTATGCAGTGTGGCAACGCGTCGGCGGTGGCTCTTCCGAGTATCTGGACCCTGCAGACGAACCGCAGGTCGACAAGTCGCAGGTCCAGGTCCGTATCTTTTGCACCGATGTGTTGGAGCCCAAGCTGAAGATGCGCGCGCTAACTACTGCGCTGGCGTCGCATGAATGGCTGGTGGTTCGACCGATGAGCGGTTTCAGGGACGACTTCGATCACGACATGAGCCTGTTCGTTGCAGAAAGAGACTTTGAAGTCATCGTGTAGCATCACCTCAATAAATTTGAGGGGCTGAGATGTTTAGAGTGACTTTGCCATTCGCGATAGTCTTGACGGCTTTTTTTTCGGTTGGAGCTAATGCTCAGCCAGAACAATCCTCTCCAGTTGAATACTGCAAAAAGATTGAAAATTTAGCTGGCAGCATTATTCGGCTTCGCCAAATGGGAATGCCGATGTCTGAGCTGGTGAATAGTCCAACTGATGCCACAGCCAGAATGGCGAACGCGATGATTGAAAAAGCATATCGAATGCCTAAATATCCCGAATCGATGCTTCCAGAGATCGAGGTGGAGTTTAGGAATGAAGCGTTTCGCGACTGTTATTCAGCAGTAAAAAAATAATCTAGGCCAGCTTCTGCTGGCTTTTTTTCGCCCTTGCTGGGCAATCTCAACCCGCCGCGTGCGGGTTTTTTCATTCCCGAAAGGAAAATCCCATGCGCAAAGTTCCCGTGCCCGATGGTGCCAAGCTGTACGTCACTGCAGCACTGCAAGCCGCGATTGGCTCTGGCGTCGCATCGAATGCTGCCTCTGCAGTTGTGACGGTGGCCAACGATTTGTCTGCGGGCGCCCTGGTGCTGATCGACAGTGAAGACTGGCCCGAAGTTGCCGGCCTCATTGCCCGTGTCTCCGCCGCAGATCCAGCGAGCGTCACGCTGGCCGATATCAACACCACCAATACCGACAAGTTCCCTGCAGGTGGCAAGCTGACCCTGGTGGAAGTCCCTGCAACAGATGATTTCACCCGCCTGCCTTATGTGACCACCCTGGGCTTGAGCGGTGGCGAGTTGCAAACCGGCACCAGCGAATACTTGGATGTCGAAGCCGCCAGCGAATATGCCACCGGCCGCAGTCCACGGCGCATGGAGTACAGCATCAGCTTCAAGGGTGATGGTGCTGGGCGCGCAGCGCTGTTGGCCGCCGATGGCAAGTTCACAGTGCACAAGCTGGTTTACAAGAATGGCAGCGCCACCTACTACGCTGGAGAGTTGCACTACAACGACGCCGCCAGCACGGAAAAAGGCCAGGAGCAGACCACCACCAGCACCGTGCTGCTGCAAAACGCTCCATCGTACGTAGCGAAGGCGGCCTAAAGCATGACCGAGCAAATCGCACGCACGGTGCGCCTGGGCCAAAAGCCCGGCGGCATCCCCGATGTCGTCAAGTACACCGGCCTCGATGGCGCGGAGTACATGATCCCTGTCACCTTCAAGTACCGCACGCTCACCGAGTTTGGCGCTCTGTTGGATGAGGTGTTCTCGCAGACTCTGCCGCCTGCAACCGGCGCGGACGGCAAGCTCTCCAGCAAGTCGGTGCAGCAAGGCCAGGTGCACGTCAATGGCCAATACATGCACCTGATCCTGCTGGATTGGGGGCTGGATGTGCCCTTGACGCTGCAGGCCTGCATCCAGCTGGCGGACGAAGATCCAGCGGCCGCAAGGGCGCTGATGAACAAGTACCGCGAGCTGATCACGGTGGGCCGCTCGGGAAACTGATTGCGGCGGCTCGGGCGCAATACAAGCCACTGCCGGATGCCAAGTACCTGCGCGACTGGGGGATGCCTGCTGAGCAATTCACAGGCGCCTTCCAGGCGGAGGTGTGGCCCGAAAACTGGCAGGCCTGGTGTCTGTTTGAGGCTGTGGCCACGCAGTGGCGCTGCGGCCCTGGTGGGGTGATCGGGCTGGACTACTCCGTGCTGGACCGTGAGCTGCAACTGCGCGGCATCCCACAGTCCGACCACCTGCAGATCCGCCACGACATCCGCGTGCTCGAAGCCGCCGCACTGGAATCCATTTACGAAGAGGCCTGAGCATGAGCACAGATCGCCGCAAGGTTCAAATCGAGGCCGAAGTCGACAGCACGGGCGCCCGAGCTGGGTTTGATGAGATCCGGCAGGGCGCCCGCGATATGGCGCAGGACGTGGCCCAGGCGGGGCGGCAGGCTGCTGGTGGGCTGTCGCCCCTGAATGCAGGTGCCGCTGCGGCCGGCGCCAATATGTCCCGCGCTGAAAAGTCCATGGTGGCCAGCATCCAGCGTGCCACGGCTGCACTGCAGTCTGGCGGCAAGGCCGGCGCGGATTATTACGAGATCCTCGCCAAGCAGCGCGGGCTGGGGGCCGATGTCCTGGCCCCTTACATCCGGCAGCTGCGTGAGGCAGAGGCAGCGCAGGCCGCCCTCAATCGCACGGCCGGCATGACCGACAAAGCCACGGCCGCCGCCATGCGTGGTGTGCCCGCGCAGTTCACCGACATTTTGGTGAGCCTCCAGGGCGGGCAAAACCCGTTGACTGTGTTGCTGCAGCAAGGCGGGCAGTTGAAAGACATGTTCGGTGGTGCAGGCATGGCCGCGCGTGCACTGGGTGGCTACATCCTTGGCTTGGTCAATCCGCTGACCGCGACGGCCGCTGCCGTGGCTGTGTTGGGCGTTGCCTACTACCAAGGCTCCAAAGAAGCGGATCGCTTCGCGCAGGCCATCATCATGACCGGCAATGCGGCCGGCACCACCGTCGGCCAGCTGGCGACCATGGCGCAGGAGCTGGATGGCAGGGGTTTTACCCAGGGCGCAGCGGCTGCTGCACTGGCCGAAATCGCCGCCACCGGTCGTGTGGCCCGTGACAGCATTGCTGGTGTGGCCGAGGTGGCGCTGCGCCTGGAGCGTGATGCCGGCATTCCTGTGCAGGAAACCGTCAAGCACTTTGAGGAGCTGGGCAAGTCTCCGGTCGAGGCATCGCTCAAGCTGACGGAGCAGTACCGCTACCTGACGACCGAGGTGTACCAGCAGATCAAGGCGCTGCAGGACCAGGGCCGCGAGCTGGAGGCTGCCAACCTGGCGCAGCAGACCTTTGCAACCGCCATGGGTGAGCGTGCAAGCCAGATGCAAGAACGGCTTGGACTGATTGAGCGTGCTTGGCGTGGCATCAAGGGAGCAGCGAAGGACGCTTGGGATGCGATGCTGGACGTTGGTCGCGCGGACACGCTGAACGACAAAATCCGCAAGCTGCAGGCCCAGATCGATGAGCGCGATCAGCGTGGTCCGTTGAACGAGCAAACCCGAGCCAGCTGGGAGAAAGGGCAGGCGCGGTTGCGATCAGAGCTGTCCGCCTTGCAGGCTCAACTTGCATCGGACGATCTGAATGCGGCTGGCCAGGCCGAGTACCAGCGCATCCAGCAGGCCGGTATTAGGGCTGGTGAAGCTGTTGATAAGGTCTATGCGCAAGCACTCACAAAACAAGAGCAGATGAACAGGGCTCTTGAAGCTTTTAGTGCAAATTTGGAGAAGATTAAGGCTGCGAATCCAAATGATCCGCGCCTCTCTAAAGATCAAATTGCCAAGGGTGAGGCTGCGATCCGTGAGCAGTTCAAAGAAAAAGACAAGAAAACCCCGGGCTTCGGTGCTGAGCGGCGCCTGGACCTGTCTTCCATCCAGTCGGCCATGCGCGAAGAGCTGGCGATGCTGGACCAGCAGCAGCGTGGGCTAGATCTGCGCCGCCAGGCTGGCCTGATGTCCGAGGTGGACTACTACGCCCAAAAGCGTGCCCTGATCGAGCAGGCCTCCGGTGTGGAAACCAATGCCCTGCAAGAGCAGATCCAGCGGCTGGAGTCTGAGAAGGTCAAGGGCAAGGAAGCCCTGGAGGTGCAGCGGCAGTTGGGCGAAACCCGGGCCAAGTTGGCGATCAAGGAAATCGAGGTCAAAAACCGGTTGATGGCCGTTGACCAAGAGGCCAACACCGCCATGGCTCGACAAGAGGCTGCTTTGCAGTCCCTGGCCAGCACCCACCGGGTGTACCTGGAGCAGCTGGACAAGCAGGCGCAGCGCACGGTCAGCACCGCCTGGATGGGCGACAAAGACCGCCAGCGGGCGCAGGGGGCCTGGGCTATCGAGGACCGCTACCTGGCTGAGCAGCGCCGGCTGGAAGACCAGCGCATGTTCACGCCCAATCTGTCGCAAGACCAGCGCGCTGAGATTGAGATGCGGCTGCAGCTGCTGCAGACCGAGAAAGCGCGTGAGCTGCAGCTGTACCAGCAGACCTACATGCAGCTGGACCAGATGCAGTCCCAGTGGAGTCTGGGGGCAGGTCAGGCACTGCAGAACTATGCCGACCAGGCCGCGAACGTGGCAGGGCAGGTGGGCAGCGTGTTTACCCGGGTGTTTCAGAACACGGAGGACGTCCTGGTCAACCTGGCCACCAACACCAAGACCAACTTTGCTGACATGGCCAAGTCCATCGTCGCGGACTTGATCCGGATTCAGATCCGGGCCGCGCTGGTCGGCAACGGATCTTCCGGTGGTGGCGGCGTTCTTGGGGCACTGTTCAGTGGCGTCATGGGCATGCTGGGCGCCGGAGGTGGTGCTGGTGCTGGCTCTAGCCAGTACAGCCTGACCACGGCAAGCAATTACAGCGGTGGCGGGACGGGGCTGTCTTTCGGTGGGTTTCGTGCCGATGGTGGCCCAGTGGCCGCCGGGAAGATGTACCAAGTCAACGAGCGTGGTGACCCTGAGCTGCTGACGATTGGCAACAAACAGATGTTGATGATGGCGGGCCAGCCTGGCTACGTCACGGCACTGCGTGGCGGGGCACCAAGCTCTGCAGCGTCGGCTGCTGGCTCTGCATGTCAGATGGTGGTCAACATCCACAACAGCGCAGGTGCACAGGTCGAGCAGCAGCAGCGCACGGGCGCAGATGGTCAGCAGATTCTTGATGTGTTCATCAAGCATGCCGTGTCTGCAGTGGCCGGTCAGCTGGCCAGTGACACCGGTCAGGTCGGGCAGGCAATGCGCGCACGAAAGAGTATGGGGATGACATAAATGGCAGCACTACCAAGCTATGTAAAGCTGCTCAGAGACGGCGCCGGGCGAGAGTTTGACCCCGGCGTTGTTGTTTCTGAGATGGAAAAAGGTCTGCCCAAGATGCGGGTCGGACAAAGCAGAGTGGTCGTCCATGTGGCGGCCACTTTGTTTTTTACGACTCGGCAAGACGCGGTGACGTTTGAGGCTTGGTACTTCGACACCATCAAGCGCATCGGCTGGTTTGATTGGTACGACAGCCTTTATGCCATCACCCGTAGCGTGCGGTTTCAAGGCGGCAACATCGGGCAGCTGCAGCCGTTGGCAGCCCGTTACGGCCATTCCAAGCGAACCGTCACCCTGGAGTACCTGCGATGACAGAAGCCTTCCGCACCCGTAACCAGCGCCTGCACGATGACGTGGGCTACGTGGAGCTGCTGGAGGTGACTAACCCCAGCTTCTCTGGCCCCATGCACATCTGCAACGACGTGCAGGACTTTGTGAGCAATGGCATTGCGTACATCGCGCTGCCGTTTCGCTTCACGCTGCCCGACGACACCAGCGGGCAAGCGCCCCGCATGCAGCTGCAGGTTGACAACGTTGGGCGTGGTTTCAGTGATGAGCTGGAGCGCTTGCAGCCAGGCACCATCACCATGGCCAAGCTGATCATCGTCAGCCGAGACCGGCCCGATGAGCATGTGCACACCTTCTGGCTGCCCGTGACCAATGTGTCCATCAATGGCGCCGTGGCCTCTGCCACCTGCAGCGTGGATCACCTATCGCGCCAGTCGGCCTGCAAGCTGATTGCTGACCCGTTTACGTTGCCAGGCATCTTCTGACATGAACCTTGATCGCTTTATTGGCCTGCCGTATTGCCCACGGAGGATGGACTGCGCCGATCTGGCCATGCTGGTGCAGCGTGAGCTCTTTGGCAAAGCAGTGTTGCTGCCAGGTAAGCGCCCACGGCCACTGACACCGCAAGAGCAAGACGCGGCCATTCATGAATTCCGCGATGAGCTGGGCTACCGCGTAGAGCAGCCCCAAGACGGTGATGCGGTATTGATGCGCGAGCCTGGCGCGGAGCGCGCAGGCCACATTGGCACTTTTTTCTTTATCAACTACGCGCCGCACGTGCTGCACACGGCCTCTTGGATGCAAGGGGGCAGCACGCTGCACCGCTTGCAAGACCTGTCGGCCCTGGGGTTGACGGTGGAAGGGTTCTACCGATGGAAGTGACCAAAGCTGAGATTGACGCCGTGCTGGATGCACAGGGCCGCTTTGTCTGGACACCCAATGCCCTGACGCAGGACGGCCAGCGCAACATCGCCTGCGACCTGCAGCCTGGCGAGAGCCTGCACGCCTTTTTGCGCCGCCATGTGCCCGGCATCGACTCCGGTGCCTGGAGCGTGAGTATTGGCGGGGCCATGGTGCCGCGCGCCATGTGGGCCAAGACCTTCCCCAGGCACGGCATGCACATTGCCTGCCGCGCTACGGTGGGCAAGCAGGCCGTGGCCCTGGTGGCCATGGCTGCGCTGACCTATTTCACCTTCGGCTTTGGCGCTGCAACCGCCGGCATGTGGGGTGCGGGCGCCGTGGCCGGCGCCTGGGGCGGAATGGCGGCCCTGGGCGTGTACATGGCCGGCTCCATCCTGATCAACAAGGTGCTGGCCCCCAAGGTGCCCAAAGCCGGCGACATGCCTGCAGCCCGCCAGGTCTACAGCCTGTCCGGGCAGCGCAACAGCGCACGTGCGTATGAGCCTGTGCCCGTGCTGTTTGGCGAGATGCGCGTCACTCCCGATCTGGCGAGCCAGCCCTACACATGGTACGAGTCTGATGACCAATACCTGAGCACCATCCTGCTCGGCGGCGTCAATGTGCACAGCGCTGAAGATTTGTCGATTGGCGACACACCCATCACCAGCTACCAAGAGGTGGACGTGTACTACAACGGCTTTGCAGGCATGCAAAGCCAAAGCCTGCCGCTGTACTCCAATGCAGACAGCTTGGCCGGTGGGCAACTGGATGTCATAGACCCAAGCGCCAGCTTGGTATGGACTACGCGCACAAGTTCTGTCCAGACAATCCGTTTGGCGGTTGATCTGGAGTACACGCTGTGGTTCCAAGGCAACAAGGGTATTCGCTACAACGAAGCATTCTTGTATCTGGAGTACCGCCCTGTTGGCTCATCGGCGTGGACTTCGTACCCCGTCCAGCGGCTCAGAGGCAGCAGCACCTCACCAAAGCGGCGCACGATCTCGATTGCAGTACCGCTGGGGCAGTACGAGGTGCGCATGGCAGGTCGCAAGATTCCCAAGGATGGGAGCGACTTAGGTGGTACCAGAGATATTGTTTGGACAACTCTGCGCAGCGTTCAGCCCGATGCCACCGACTACAGCCAGTTTGGTCGCATCGGTATCAAGATCAAGGCCACGGGGCAGATCTCCGGCAGCCTCGATACCGTGCGTGCCACGTACCGCGCCAAGCCCATGCCGATCTGGACTGGCACGGCTTGGGCCACGGCCACCACCCGAGAAAACGGCCTGTCCAATCCCGGTGCCATCATCTTGCTCGCACTGCGCGGCATCTGGCACAAGGGCAAGCTGCAGTTTGGTTATGGCCTGTCTGATGACCAAATCGACATTGAGGGCCTCAAGGCCTTCATGTTGCACTGCACCGCCAAAGGCTACACCTACGACAAGTGGATCACCAGCAGCATGAGCCTGCAGGAGTTCTGCCAAGAGGTGGCGCTTGCTGGCATGGGTGAATTCAGCTGGACAGATGGCAGCCGCCCCACGGTTGTGTTTGTCTCAGCGGGCCAGCCTGTGTCTGCCGTAGTCAACATGGCCAACATGCTCAAAGCCAGCTTCAGCGTGGACTACGCGCTGAGCAATGCGGCAGATGGTATTGAGTACCAGTACGTCGATCGCACCAAGAACTTTGAGACCGTGACGCTGCGCGTGTCTGCGCCTGGGGTGGCTACGCCGCTCAACCCGGCCCGTATCAAGGGAGAGGGGGTTACGAGCGAGGCGCATGCCGCAGTCATGGCGCGCTACCACCTGGCGCAGTCGCTGTACCAGTACAAGACGGTTGGCTTTGGTGCAGACATCGAGCACCTGGACTACCGGCGCCTGAGCTTGCTGTCGGTATCGCACGACCTCACTCAATGGGGTTTTGGTGGTCGCCTAGAAGGAATCAGCGTTGGCAATGGCTACATCCAAGTGCAGTTGGGCGAAGCTGTGCCCGCACTGTCCACGCCCAAGCTGGGTCTGCGCCTGCCGGGCGGCCGTGATTACCGGGTGTGGCCTGTGCAAGAGTTCACAGGCGAGAGTGACACACTGATCTTGCTGGGTGACTGGCCTGGCGGTGTGCCTGTGCCAGGTGCCACCGAAAGTGACCCTGTGCACGATACCCTGTGGTGCTACGACTTCAAGGCGACTCCCGGATACCGTGTGCGTGTGACCGGCATCGAGCCTGAGGGCGATTTGAAAGGGGCGAAAGTCACCTGCGTGCCAGAAGGGCCTGAGTTTTGGGACTACGTGCTCAATGGCAACTATGTGCCTGCGCCCAACCAGTCTGCACTGCCCCAGCTGGCGCGGCCAGCGGTGCAAGGCTTGCGGGTGACGGAGCAAACCAACGTGCAAGGCAACACCCGCTGGTGGCAGCTGAGCGCGGTATGGGATGTGCAAGGCGCAGCCGATCACTGCCAAGTGTGGGCAGGATTGGATGGCTCTGAGCTGGTGCTAGTCGATGCCAGCGCGACGGGCAACCGCAGCAGCTGGCGCATTGATGAGCCAGGCGAGTATCTGGTGCAGGTGCGCCCGTTCGACGCATCGGGGCGTGCAGGTGATGCCGCTTCGGTGTTGTACGTTACTGCCGGGGTGGCCGTGCCACCCGCCAATGCCAGCAACTTTGTGGTGCAAGAGCTCGCAGGAGGTCTTCGCCGCTTTGCCTGGTCGTTTGCTGGTGACGTGCCTGTCGCTTTTGCCGGTGTGCAGATCCGGTATGCAGAGGGTGACACCACTGTGTCGGCAGCTTCGTGGGATGAGCTGACGCCGCTGGGCGATGCAGACGATGTCTACACCGCGCAGTTTGAAACCACCAAGCCAGCAGCGGGTGTGCACACGTTTGCACTACGGACCGTCAACACATCGGGGCAACTGTCTTCGGGCGTGCTGCGTTTTGTGGCCAACCTGGCTAGCTCCTTTGAGCAAGTCCAGCAGCCAGACGTGACACCGCCACCCGCGCCTGAGGGCCTTGCAGCCACTGGCGCATTTGCCACAGTGCAGGTGCGCTGGGATGCTCCGGTCTACACCCAAGGTCATGGCCACGCTCGCACTCAGGTGTGGGCGGGTATGACGCCTGAGCGTGCAGACGCTGCCCAAGTGGCCGAAGCCTATGCAGGCCCTGCATCGTTTGAGTGGGGATTGGGTAGCACGGTGTATGTCTGGGCGCGCAACGTTACCAGCGATGGCATCTCTGGTGACTGGGCTGGTCCTGTGACAGCGCAAACCGCGCAAGACGTGGCGGGGCTCAATGAAGTCTTGAAGGGGCAGATCACCCAAAGCCAGTTGCACGCCGACTTGACGAGCCGCGTTGAGCTCATTGATGTGCTGGATGTGGGGCGCCCTGAGTTGGGTGTGGCCACCGGCCTGATCCAAGCCACCGCCGCTTTGGCGGCCGCCGATGTGCAAAAGCGCCAAGAGATTGACGCGGCTGCCCTGCAGGCGCTCAATGCTGTGCTGATTGCTGACAAGGCGCTGGAGCGCATCACAGACGCCGGGGTGTATGTTGACCCGTTCAGCGGTACGGTAAAGATCGCAGGTCTTGAGGCAACCCGCGAAGAGGTCACGCAGCTGGAGGTGCTGCTCGATGCGGTGCAGGGGCAGTTGGCACTCAAAGCCACCACGTCCTACGTGGATGGCAAGATTGCTGCGGCTGTGCTCAGCCCCGCTGACTTGCTGCTGTACGAAGGACTGGACGCCCGCTTGATCTCGGTAACGCAGGCGCTCAACAGCGTCAATGGCCAGCTGGCTCAAAAGGCCAGTGCCGCTGAGTTGACGCAGGCCTTGGTGCGCCTGACCACTGCAGAAAGCAATCTGGACGCACTCACTGGCCAGATCGCTTTGCGCGTGACTCGCTCGGAGTGGGAGGCAGCCAGGGAAGGGCTGGAGAACCTCCTCAATAGCGCCGAGATAACGCTCAGCTCCATCGATGCGCCAAGCATTGTGCAAACAGTAATGGCCACGCGCCGCCTGGATAAGTCAGCAGACAAGGCTGCAGAGGCGCTGCTGCGCGACATTCTCACCGGTGAAAAAAACCGAGAGGATGCCGCCGCAGCACTGGCGTTTGCTAAGACAGAGCTGAGCGCAGCCATCACGGATGGCCTGCAGGCAGAGGCGCAGCAGCGCACCCAGTTGGCTACGCAGTTCGGGCAGCAAATGTCCGCAGTAGAGCAAAGCCTCTCAAGCCTAAGCGCTGCAGACTTTGCTGAAGCTGCTGCACGCCTGGCACTGGCTGCCAAAGTTGAGCAAGAGCAGCAACAGCTGCAGGCGCAGATTGAGGCCGAGTCTCAAGCTCGGGCTGATGCCGTGTCTGCGGAGGCCCAGCAGCGTCAGCAATTAGCCGCAAGGCTGGGTCAAGCCGACACCAGCTTGCAAGCTGCAGTGCAGTCTGAGCAGACTGCGCGGGTCAATGCGGATGGGGCGTTGAGCCAGCGGATCGACACTGCACAAGCCACGGCCAACAATGCGGTCGCAGCTGTCCAGACTGAGCAAAGCGTGCGCGCAAACGAAACAGGGCACCTCGGTGCGCTGTACGCAGTGCGCATGCAGCTGAGCCAGGGCGGCAAGCAGGTGGTTGGTGGGTTTGGCTTGTCTGGCACATCAAGCGGCACTGCTGGCGCGACGATTGACTTCGGAGTGCTCGCTAACAAGTTCTTTGTGGCAGCGCCAGAAGGCAGCGGCATTGCCAGCAACTTCCAGCTGACGATCCAGACCACGCCCAGCACAGCCAACGGGGTCACCATCCCTGCGGGCCTGTACGTGGACAGCGCATTCATTACCAATGTCAATGCTCTGTGGGGACGGTTTGGCACCCTGGTGGCTGACAGCATCCAGGCCACCGCCATCAGCGCCAGCCAGCTCACAGCTGGCAACGGCGTGATTGGCGGCAGCCTCAAGTCCAGCAACTACGTGGCGGGCAGCTCCGGCTGGCAGCTGCGGCCTGATGGCGTAGCAGAGTTCTCCGGCGTGATCGTGCGCGGGACTGTCTATGCCACATCAGGCACAGTGGGTGGTGTAAATATTACAAGCAACGAGCTTCGATCCAGCAACTGGAACAACGTTTACGGCCCGGGCGGCACGGGGTGGGTGATCCGTTCCAACGGACAAGCCTTCTTTAACGACCTTGGCATACGCGGGCAGATCAACGGCGGCTCTTTTACGGGCTACGCGTGGCCAGCAGCTGGGCAGGGCGGTTTCCATCTTGGCCCGAGCGGCCTGCTGATGGGCAATGCCAATGACGGTAAATATCTACAGGTCACGTCCTCTGGTGATATTTACACCCCTGCATTCTCTGTCGTAGGCGGCAAGATGACGGTGCAGCAAGTCGACGTCATTGACACTTTGCAAATCAAGAGCGGGGCTATCACTGGGGTGACTGTGCGTAATCTTGGCAGCGTTGCGTTTTACGTATCAGCTAGCCGGACACTGGCCGATTTTGCCGTTTCTGCCGGATACCAGAACCTGATCTACATGGAGTGGGAGAACAACATCGGTGGAGATGGGTTGTACCTCAATGCGTACCGGGGAAGTGGCGACGACAGTTCCATGGTGGTGGTCAGCTATCCGGGGGCGTATGCGCGTGTTGAGCTGCAGTTTTATGCGGGAGGTTCTTATTTAGGAGCGGCGGTTGTTGAGGTTTTTCAGGGTATCGGTAATTACATCATCACCCCCCTGTACCCCGCCCCTTTGGGGACAACACGGGTGCTTGCAAATATGCCGCCCATTTCGCGCAACTCCCCCTCGGGGCAGCGTTCACTGAACAACATGAAGATCACAACTATCTCGATTAAGAGATAAGCATGAAAGGCGAGCAAATGCCATGGTATAGAGCAGGCACCGCTTCGGTGACTAATAACTCCAACTCAGTCACGGGCGTTGGCACTGACTGGGTGGCGGGCGCAGCCCTTGGTGAGACATTCCTTGGGCCAGACGGGCAGTGCTATGAGATCACGCAGATTTTGAGCGCAACAAGCCTGCGTATCAGCCCAAACTACAAGGGCTCGACAGCGGCGGCGCAGTCCTACGCAATCATGCCAACGCGGGGGGATTTGACCGAGATCGCTGCGAATGCTGCGGCCCTGGTTGCAAGTTACGCAGCAATCCGTGACGGCGCGGGTGCAGGCAAGTTTGCCGCCGGCACGGTGGCGGTTCCGAGTATTCGCGGGCAAGCGGACGAAAACACCGGCATTCGGTTTGCGGGTGCAGACATCCTGCAGCTCATTACGGGCGGTGTAGTGCGCCTGCAGATTGCTGCGGATGGAACGCCTTCAGGGGTTTTTGTTGAAAAACTGCCCGTGAGTGTTGACACGCAAACAGCGATCGACAACCTCGCAGCGCTGTGCGTAAAGCTGGCTAATGTGGGCTCTGGCCCCGCAGAGCTGCCCAGCAATCAGCACCTCGGGGCTTTAGCTTTCCTGGACACCCTGGGCGTCACACAAGTGACCCAGCACGTCCGCGACAGCCGCCCTGGCGATGTGTGGCATGAGTGGGTCAGCAACACCCAGCTTAAAAAGAAGTTTCACGGCCTTGACGGCGTGATCCGCACCCTCACGGAGACATACGCATGACAGCAATTGCAAACTTGCCAGACCTTCGCCCCAGTTTGCTGCTGGATTTTGCCAACTCCGGGCGTGTTGATCCGCGCATTCAGTGCACCCGCGCCAGCGCAGCCACTTGCTTTGGGCCAGACGGCAAGCTGCGCACACTGGCTGCCAATGTGCCGCGTATTGACTACGATCCTGCGACGGGGAAGTGCTTGGGGTTGTTGGTTGAGGAGCCACGGGCGAATTTGCTTACATATTCAAATAATTTTGAAAATAGCGCATGGCTTAAGAATGGCACCACATTTACAAAAGATTTAGCAATAGCTCCTGATGGCACAATGACGGCAGGAAAGCTCGTAGAAACTGCAGAAAACAGAAGCCACGTCATATATGCCAATCTTGTTGTTGCTAATGGTCCGGCTACATTAAGTTTTTTTGTTAAAGAAGCTGGAAGATCCAAAGTCAGATTAAATTCCTATGAAGCTAGTATCCCATCAAACCCTGTTTCTGCAACATTTGATCTTGTAGCTAAAACTGCATCATCTTTTGGCGGCTTGACAACTTCTGCATCTATAAAAGATGTAGGAGGCGGCTGGTTGCGTTGTCAAGTTAGCGGTTTAAGCGGTGGTACGGCAAGCACCTGGACATTGACTATCCTTGGTCCAGGTGACGCAACTACTTATGCTGGTGATGGTGTTTCAGGCGTTTTCATGTGGGGTGCTCAGGTTGAAGTTGGCAGCTTCCCTACAAGCCACATCCCCACAGCAGGATCTGCTGTGACAAGAGCTGCAGATGCGCCATACGTAACCCCGATAGCCTCGCCTTGGTTTTCTGCTTCAGCCGGGACACTTACGGTTAGTTATGACTACGGCGCACCAGAGGTAATTAACATGGTTGCGTTAGGTCTTGATGGGGGTTCTTCCTCAAATGCAATCTCATTAGCGACTACATCAGGTAATACAGACCGCTTTATCGTTACATCAAACGGTGCTGGTGCATTTAATTCAGGATTCAACCCATTTACGCCTGGGGTACGTAAGACGACAGGCCTCACATGGGGCAATAGGCGAATAAGCCAGTCTGCAAATGGTGGGGCGGTATCTTCAGTAACGGATAAAGATTTACCTGTTGACTTGAACCGAATTACTCTCGGGCATTCCGGGTATTTCAGCCAATCCCGCAGCAACGGGCACATTGCAAAACTTGCTTACTACCCCGTTCCTGTTACTGACTCGCAACTGCAAAGGCTCACCGCATGAAATTCCTACGCTTTACAAACGAAGCGGCAGCGCGTGCTGCCTTTGCTAACCACCTGACGGATGGTGGCGACTGGCCTGCCTATATCGGCACCGTGGCCGTCGATGTGGTTGGAACCATCCATCGCCCAACAGGCAACATGCTTGCAGACGATGTGCCAGAAATGGCTGCGCTGGAAGGCTTCCACATCAACCTGAGCGACAGCGTGCCAGGTCTGGAAGGCTTTGAGATTGACGCACCCACTACCCCAGCTCGCGTTTTCTTTGGAGCTTCCTGATGGACTGGACCCCGCTGAAACACGCCGCGATTGCAGTGGCAGCTCAGGTACTGGTGGGTCTGCTGACCGGCAACTGGTGGCTGGGCGGCGTACTGGCGTGCACCTGGTGGATAGCCCGTGAGCACACCCAGGCGGAGTACCGCTGGATTGCGCAGTTTGGCGCAGGTGTACGGGCCAACATGCCGCAGTGGGGCGGGTTTGATCCGAGAGTTTGGAACTGGCCAAGCTTTTGGGATGCCGCTGCACCGCCGCTAGCCTGCACAACCTTTTACATCACAACCCGCTTCAGCGGGTTTTTTTACGTCTACTGAAAGATGAGCATGGAGCCAACAACAAGCGCCGTGGCTACTTTGGGAGGGGCCGCCGTTTCTGCTTCAGCGATCACAGCTTTTGGTGTGCCGCTGGGGCTGCATGCTGATGTGCTGCTGGCGGGCTTCTTTGGCTCGCTGGTCGCCATCATCTTGCTCAACACGGTGCCGGGAGGCACCGACACCACCAAGCAGCTGGTGCGTACCTCGGTGCGCCGCCTGGCCGTTGCCTGGGCCAGCTCAATCACGGCTGGCTACCTCACGCCCTTGGCGTTGCTGGTGGCCAATGTGCCGCAGCCTGGGCTGCTTTCCATGGCGTTCCTGGTCGGTGCTGGCGCGCAGCGCGTGCTGGTTGGCTGGTTGCGCCGTTATTGGCCTGAAGCGCAGGAGGGCTGATCCATGTCCGCACTGCTATTTGTCCTGGGGGTCGTCGTCCTGGCGGAGGCACTGAATAAGTTGGAGCGCACGTGCCCGTGTGCTCGTGGCATCACACCCCACCAGCGCCTGCTGGCCTGGCTCAAGGCCATTGCCTGGTCGTTGCTGGCCTTGGCCGGGGCTGGCGCCCTGGTCGGCCCGTTCTTCGACCAGGCACCCCCGACCCTGCGTGAGCTGTCGATGTTCGCCGGCTTCGCAGTCTTGATTGTCCGAACCCGTTTCAAAGAAGGTTGATATGCAACTCACCCCCCATTTCACGCTGGCGGAGTTCACCCGCAGCGCCAAGGCCCAGGCTCTGGGCCTGGACAACACCCCGACCGCAGCGACCAAGGCCAACCTGGCGCGCACAGCGCAGATGCTGGAGCGCGTGCGTGCGCACCTGGGCGCGCCCATCACCATCACCAGCGGCTACCGTGGGCCAGCCCTGAACAAGGCCGTGGGCGGTGTCACCAGCTCGGACCACTTGCAGGGCCTGGCGGCCGACGTGGTGGTGCCAAGTTACGGCACGCCCTATGAGGTGGCCAAGGCCCTGGCGCCGCACATCGATGCGCTGGGCATTGGCCAGGTCATCTATGAGGTCAGCGGCCGTTCGCGCTGGGTGCACCTGTCCGCCCGCGTGCCCGAGAAAACCGTGAACCGTGTCATCACCATCGCGGTGGGGCAGGGCACCATGCTGGGGATTCAACGCGTATGACCATCACCAGCCCACTAACAGCCGGCCTGGGGCTGGCCCTGGCGCTCAGCGTGCTGGGCAATCTGGCAGGCGGGTATGCCTACCTGCAGCAGCGCGATGCCTCGGTCGAGGCCCGCACGGATCTGCGCCACCAGACCGGCGCCACCGAGGCCGCCACCCTGGCCGCCCACGCATGCAGCGATTCGGTCGAGGCGCTGAGCGTGTCGGCCGCCGTCATGGCCAGCCAACTGGAAGGCGAGCGTGCGGCCGCAGCCAAACGCGCCGGCACACATTACGCGCGGGCGGACCAGATCCTGGCCACCCCTGCGGCCGTGCCTGGTGACGCATGCGCCAGCGCACAAAAGCGCGTGAACAACATCATGGCCGCACGTGGCCAGAAAGGCGGTGGCTGATGCGTTGGTGCTCCATACCCCTTATCTCCGCTGCGCTTGCGGCGGGGCTGGTTATGACGGGCTGCAGCTCTGCGCCGCCGGTCGCGAAGTTTGACCAGGTCAAGGTGGCCATCCCCGTGGCCTGCCAGGAACCCGAGCCGGCGCGGCCGCAGATGCCGACCGATCAACTACCCGTGGACGTCGACGTTGACACGTATGTCCAGGCGGCCGAGGCGGAGATCCAGCGGCGCGAGGGCTATGAGATTCAGTTGCGCCAGGCGTTAGCCAACTGCAAGCAGCCGATCACGGCCGCTGATGCCGCCATCAAAAACTAA